TCATTTTGCCAAGGTCCTTTCCTGATGATAGTTGTTATAGATTTTTACCTTTGTCACGTTATCAAGCTGATGAAAGACGGCTCTTGAAAGCCTGTGCTTGCGGAGATATTCAAGGAAACTTTTTGATTCAGTTGCAGGCGAAGTATTACGTAAAGCCCTAACAATATCAGAATTGCAATCGTTATTATAAAAGCTTTCAAGTATTTGTTGCTGAACGTTTTCAGACAATGACAAATAATGATTATAACTAATCCTGCAAGTAACAGATAGAAAACGTTGAAAAGCAATAAGCATTTCATCATTCATTTAGTTCACTCCTTTCAAAATAATCATCATATTCCTTGCGGTACTCGTCAGAGTAAATATAATCAAGGAAATCTGCAATATTATCAAACCTAGCTGAAACTTCTTCAAAGTTCGGAATAATATTTACATTTGTATTGTATTTATACTGATTAGAGGTATAAGGTTTTGTGATAGCCGACTTTGAAACGCTATCAAAATCGGTATTACTGTATATGATCTGAGGGTCACGATTACAATTTCGACTACTCCAATAATACTTACCGAATATCTTATTATTGCCCTTTGTTATATATTTTGTGATATAGAACGCAAGAGCCGCAGAATTATTCTCCACAGGAATAGCCGTGGAAAAGCCGTATTTCCATTCAGGGATATTATACACAACGTTTCTAACGTGCAAGTTTTTTTCCTCAATAGTCTTTAATGTAACAGGCTTGTTATATCCAGTTACAAGCCTTGTGCCTGAATCGACCATATCAAAGCAATCATTAATAAGAGCGTGGCAATGTATACCGCCATTCTTATGCCTTTCAGGAATGAGCAAGTATTTCATATCTTTCCGCTTGACCTGATTTTCAAGCCACCGCCTAAGTTTTTTCTTAACAAAATCAGCATTAGAAAAATCGTATTCACTACCATTGAAAGTGATAGTGAGAAAATACGCCCACTCATTTGAAAAGGCTATATCAAAGACCTTGTCTTTTGCACGCTTTAATATATCTGTCCGTTCCCCTCTTTCCTCTTTTGAAACCTTTGCAGGCTTTTTGATTATCTCAAACATATCTGTTTGAACATCTTCATCATGCTGAGATTTCTCAAATTTCTCCCATTTTCGTTTAAGCTGTAATATTTCTTGATTTTGCTGATATTCTTCAAGGTTTTTGTCAACGAATATGTAATTGTTGCAATAAGTTGTTGTCGAAGAGCCGTCAGCGTAGATTTTTGTTTTAGTATTTTTTAAAACGACCTCAGGGGGTAAATCATAAAAATTTGCCATTTTCCCACCGCCATTTTAGTTTTTGACGGAAATTTGCGGTTATTATCAAGTATATAACCGCAAATTTCTAAGCTTGCAAGCTGTTCGCCACGGCGCACGCAGGAGCGTGCGCACGTGGCTAAATCAATCTTGCATAGCTTTTAAAATTCTGCTTGCTATTTTCTCTTGCTCACTTGTGCGCCCGATTTTCAGCCCCTTAACGATTTCTTCCGTGTCATAAAGCGACCTTAATTCATCAGTGGCGCAAAATGTTTCTTTCCATTCTTTCGGACGTTTTCTCGTTCCTGCACTGCCCTGCTCTCCATTAATGAGATAATTTTCTTTTGTATAGCATTTATTGACGATAAGGCGTGAATTGAAATACGCCTTACAATCTATGATATAATTGACCTGCTCACGAATTATTTTTGTACACCTTTTCCACTCCTGAGCCGACCCCCATATACACTTGTGTAAATGCCGTTGCAGTGAGATATATTCGAGAAGCTCGTCCGGAGCATCTTTCCATGATTGAGAATTAAGAGTCAGGTGCATTTCATCAAACAGAAACAGCACGCCTTGATTAACGCCGTTTTCGTCAATATTCTCAACGTTCAAGATATCTTCCCAACAATCAAAAAATCTGTCAGCCACTTCCGTATGAAAATTAGCACAGATAAGCACTTTCGGAAATCTACTCTTGACCTCTTGCGCACGTTTCACCATGCTTATAGTTTTACCTCGACCGCCTAAGCCGTTATAGAGATATAGCCCATACATATTGAACGGAACTTCTTCACCTTTAAGCCGTTTTCTAATAGTCTTGAAAGTGTCCTTTACCGACAAAGGAAAAGCATGAAGCACAGGAGTTCCAAACAACATAAGAAGCACGATAACGCCCACCACAACGCTTCCCAAGGCGAGAGGTATAAGCATAGCTTTCCAATTGATATTAGCAAATGCCGACCACATTATAAAAGCCCCCTTACAAAGTTCACAAGTGCAGATACAAGCAAAAGTCCGAGAACATAGAAAATGCTCTCAAACATCAATTCAAGATTTAAGAATTGGTCAAGCTGATACAGAAAAGAAATCATATCCCTAAGAGCTGAATAAGCTTCATCACTTATTGAGAATGACTTAAAGAACGGCAGACTAAAGAACAGCTCTACTATTTTCGCAGTTATCATTATTCTCCCTCACTTTCACTTGATTCATGAAGCTGTATTCCGAAGCAACGGAACAAAGCCTTAATTGTCGCATAGATACAGATAGCGTACATTGCTATAGTTGAAGCATTGAACAGCGCACTCTTAAGCTCGTTCGGAGCGGAGTTCATATTAAAATCAAAGTCCTTTCCGAAAAGTGTAAACGTAACTGAATTTGATGATGATTGCTTACCCTGCTGAAAAGCTTTTCTCAACTTGGCATAAGCAGGAAATTTGCTTTCTATAGCCACATTCAAATCTTTTGAGTTAGGTACAAAAAGATAGGTCACGAGCTTCTTCAAGTCGACCACGAGATTATACAGTGCAATGCCGATATTTTTAACAATAGTCCACAAACACTTGCCGAGCCATTCAAAAATGCCTAAGAAGTTGAAGAATACAAATTTCAGAGCCGCCCACAGCCAACGGAAGAAGCCTGTGAAAGCGTTCCACAGAAATTCAACAACCGCCTTTAAAAAGTCCGATATGCCGTCCAAGTCTTGAAACATATCAAAGTTAACGTAATCTCTTATATCAGGAAAATCAGTATCTATATAATCAGACAAAGACGGAAAGTTTTCATAATCTTTCTTTTCATCAAACGGCTCTTTCTTGTGACTATCTACAGTATCAACAAGACTATATTCATAACTTGCGGCGCAAAATCTATCCTTATATAACGCTTCATCACCCTTGCCCTTAGCCGCTATCAAGAAGAAATAAAGCTTGCCCGTATTTTCAATATCTTTGTTGCTGTTATACCGCATAATACCGTCACGCATAACATTCAGAGGGATTGAGCCATGCAAAGGATTTTCTTTCGTGAAATCTCCCGAAGTGTCCATAGGGAGATAGTACCACCCATCAGAGTTAGGATAATTCCATTCTGATTGATTAGACACGGCAATATTTACGTTGTATACATCATTATCATTTTTCGGTTCAAAATTAAACAAAAAGTTTTTGCTATCATCATCATAAGTAATAGAAGCTTTATATGGTTTCGCAAATGGACTTGATACATCAAGTTTATCTCCATTATTGGTAATGTTAACATTTGTAGCATAAATGTGATTAAGATTAGAATGTGATTGTTCATCATCATCAACATATAAAGAAAAAGAAGATACATCAACATTAGCACGATATTCTAAATCATCTATGTCAGAGTTACCATAGTTCGGTATACGCGCTACAATAAATGATTGAGTAAAAGATGATGAATAGCGACCATGTGTAAGAATTAATGTATCATTAACCAAAATATCATCAGGAATAAAGAAAATGTAATACCACCAATAATATTTTGAACTATCCCCAGAATACGTCATGATATAATGAGAATTTTCAACATCAATACCATTTTCATTAGCAAATTCGAGCAGTTGCGAAAAACGTTTCACATAAATAACATTACCTGAAACACCCCCACCGCTTACATCATCAAGTGCAAACACAGGCACCACACAAGCCGAACACATCACGATAAGTGCAAGCACTAATGACAGCGTTGCTTTAAGTTTTCTATTTATCATAATTCCCCCTTAAAAATTAGCATAATAAAAGGGCAGTTCACTGAATGAACTGCCCTCGTTGCTGTCAGGCTTACGCCTTTACGTACTTTTTGAACATTCTGATAGCAATGCCGATTACAGTTGTCAGAGTTATCACAGGGATAAGAGCGACGATAGAATCGGAAATGCCCTGAATAGCAGAGTTAGCGAACTGTGTCATAACTTCACCGACATTTACGAGAGTATTGCCACCTTCTGCAGTTGTAGAAACAGGATTCATTAACACATTCTCCTTTCTTAATTAATTAAGCTATATATCCACTTGCCAAACTTGATGACAAGATAAATACCGATAGATATTGTTATCAAAAAGCATATAGTGCCTAAATATGAAATTGTAATATTTTGATTATTGATTATAGTGTGCTGATTTTCGATAACAGCCGACATAGTATATTCATCAGTCTGCTCAGAGGTAGAAACAGACGATACATCAATTTGTGAAGAAGTGACATCATTCAACGCCCACAACCTCAATTCCCTGAGCCTGTCGCTCCAGTTCTTTAACACGGAACTGCAGTTTAGATATTTCCTTATTCTTCTTATCAATAGCCTTGAAACAACGAGTAAGGCAATAAAACAGGGCAAGCGCCACCACCAAGCAAAAATAAAGTGCGTATACTGTCATGTTCAAGCCCCCTTAGATAATGACCGCTTCAAGCTTCTTCTTATCGTTGTAGAAATACTGGATTTCCGTTCCGACAAGTTCTCCGATATCTTTCATAGACACATCTTTACCGAACACGTTTCCTCTTTCGCTCCAAGCACACTTGCAGTCATTGGCGATAGTGTAACCGACACCCTGAACGAAATTTGAATCATCTGCCAACTTGTTTTCTATAGGCTTCTGCACCTGCAAAACCAAGTTGTCATAGTCGATTGATTTTCCGTTATCGTCCGTGAATGTGCCTTTCTTGTGGATTGCTCCTATAAGTATTCCTCTCATGTTTTTTCCTTTCTGCGGTTGAGGTTATCCGCTCACCTTTACTTTGTTTGTTAAATCATATGTGATTTAACAATGCTATTATAAATCATATATGATTTATTGTCAACACTTTTAAATCAGATATGATATAATTTTGTAGGAATTAACAAGAATGGAGGAATTATATTATAGAAAATTACTATTTTCAGAGATTAAAAGACCTGAGAGAGGACAAAGACCTCAATCAAGCACAAGTTGCAGAAATAATAGGAACTACACAGCAGTATTACGGACAATACGAAACAGGCAAAAGACCAATACCATTTGACCGAATCATAAAGTTAGCAAAATTCTACAATGTAAGCATAGACTACATAGCAGGATTGACCAATGACAAAGGCGGATTGCACAACAACGTGCAGAGCAAGTACAACATAACACAAAAGAACAGCCCTAAGGCTGTTATCAAAATCAAGGAGGAAAAGTAAATGGAGGCAATTTTTGCAACATTTTCGGCGTATGCAATAGTAGGTTTCATCATAACTTTGTTGGTAGTAATATCAATCGTAGTGACGTGTTTTGAGGTACACTACTTACGTAAGGAGCAAGAGCAAACAAACTTGTATCTTCATGCCATGCACAACGCCATGATTACCAAATTTCAGAGCGAGGAGCGTGACCGCCAAAGCCGCAACTTCTGAGAGCCTGCCGCCCTCGTTCCTGCTTTCCTGAGCTGTCGCTCTTGCCGTGCTGTGTCGCCCTCGTGGAGTTTGTGCGCTCCCCCTGCGCTGTGCTGTCGCCCCTGCCGTGCTGTTTCTCCCTCGTGGAGTTTGTGCGCTCCCCCCTGCGCTGTGCTGTCGCCCCTGCCGTGCTGTTTCACCCTTGTGGAGCTTGTGCGCTCCCTGCGCTGTGTTTGGTGCGAACTGCGTTCGCAATAAAGGGGGATTCTTGAGCGGCGTTCCCCTCTTTTTGGAGCATTGAAAGCATTGAAAACATTGAGAGTGTTGAAAAATCATAGATTTTCCAACACTCCCAACATTTCCAACACTTCCAACACCCCAAAAATTCACCCCCCAGCCGCTCGCCTGATGGATTTCCCACATAGATAGCGCTTCGCTTTTTTTCTTTTTCTCTTAGAATATGCGTTGCTTTCCTCGGGTCTTTTTCTTTGAGGTTTTGTCCGCTGTTTGTTTGTGTTTTTTGTTTTCTTTTTTCCGTGTTTTTTCTTTTTGCTCTTGTGGAGCTTGCCTTGTGTCGCTTGTCGCTCCATGTGAGGGCTTGTGACTGCTTCCGTGAGTAGTTTTCACTCGTTGCTTATCACTTCTCCACGGGGCTTATAGTTGCTCTTGCGAGGGGCTTCACTCATGCCGTTCACCGCTTGCCAGTTCTCATAACCCGAAGGTCGTTGGTTCAAATCCAGCTCCCGCAACCATATTGGTGATACCAAATGGATACTCACCTTAAAAAGCCCGTGTTTACGGGCTTTTTTGATATTTAGAAAACAAAAAATTTTAATGTAAAACCGTGGATGCTTTTCACCAGTTTTCACGAAAAAAAGGGAGTCGAACCCTACACAACAAAAAATATCGAACATAACGGCAGACTTTGAGTATATTTTGCTCTAAGCCTGCCGATTTTTTATGAAAAAACATTCACAAAGTTTAGAAGGCTGTTTTGTCAAATATCACGAAATGTGATAAACGACAAAGCGGTCTTTTTTTATTTCAAAGGAGGCTTGATAACAAATATACTATAAAAAGGGAATCTAAAACGACTGGAGGTGATCAAGTAAAAAATGAACAGCAGTCAGACCGAGGACATGACCGAAGAACCCGATATGGGAATGACGATGTGAGGTGTTATATGATTTACAACGAAAAGAAGGTAGAAATGCTCAGGCAGAGATATCCCGAAGGAACTCGGATATGCCTTGACAGTATGGATAACGATCCCCGTCCGATTCCACCAGGTACTAAAGGCATAGTTCAATTTGTGGACGATGCGGGTACTCTGCACTGTAAATTTGATAACGGAAGAACGCTTGGCGTTATCCCCGATGTGGATAAGTTTCATAAAATCGAACAGGAACAGGCTATGGCGGATGAGCAGGAAAAATCTGAAGAAATCACAGAAACTGAGGGTTTTGAAGAATCCGAAGAAATGGAAATGTCAATGTAACGGTTAAGTTTTGAAAAAGACTTAGCCGTTTTTTTATTACACAAACAAGAAAGGATCGGTGATAAATGATAAGATATTTTGAAGCATTCGCAGGAATAGGTGCATTCCGCTCGGCATTTGAAAAGACAGGTGGATTTGAGTGCATAGGATGGTGTGAAATCGACCGGTTTGCGCAGAAAGCCTACAGAACGCTGTATGACACAAAGGGGGAGATTTTTTATGAGGACATCACAAAAATCGATTACGGAAGTATGCCGGACTTTGATCTGCTCGTTGGAGGCCCGTGCTGCCAAAGTTTCAGTGCTGCGGGCAAAAGACTCGCTTTTGAGGACGATAGAGGAAACCTGTTTTTTAACTATATCCAAATCCTTGAAGCCAAGCGCCCCCGTTACTTTATCGCTGAAAACGTACCCAACCTGCTTGGTATATCGCAGGGGGAATGTTTCAGAATCATCCTTGAAAAGATTTCTGAACTGGGGTATAGTATGTGCTGGCGTGTGCTTAACTCTGCCGGATTCGGGATACCGCAGTCAAGAAGAAGGCTGTTCCTTATCGGATATCTTGGAGACAGATGTCCCTCAGAAATACTGGCTTTCGGAGGAAATGATGAGGAAAATTGCGAAAAAGGAAAACCTGAACAGCTGATTGGCGGTTCACAGGGACAGCGTGTGTATTCTACGGACGGCACTGCTGTTACTCAATGCAGCGGTTCGGGCGGTCTTGGAGGTAAAACAGGACTTTATTTCATAGACTGCAATCCCGATCCTCAGATGACAGACATTGCAAGATGTGTTACCGCACGTCAGAACAGCGGAGTATCTCATCATAGAGGAGAACATTCCGCTGTTTTTTGTGATTTGAACGAAAATCCGCAGATTACAGAAAATGCCCGATGTCTGCATACAAGAATGGATTTGGGAGTAACAAACGAAACTCACAAAGGCGAACGTTCGGGAGTGCTTGAAGAAGCTCCTAGGGCGATAATCAACCCATTTAAGGAAACTACCCGACAGAACGGTCGCAGAATAAAAGAACCTAATGAACCGATGTTTACGCTCACGGTTACGGACAGACACGGAATAGTACACAAAGGCAGAATCCGCAGGCTTATGCCTGTGGAGTGCTGGAAATTGCAGGGATTTACAAAAGAGCAGTTTGAAAAAGTCGCTGAAGCAGGTATGTCCGACGCACAGCTTTACAAGCAGGCAGGAAATTCAATTACGGTAAATGTGGTTGAAGCTATTGCAAGAAATTTACTGAAATTTGACGAGGAGGAAAACGCAAATGAAGAATATGATAAAAATATTTGAAAATGACGAATTCGGAAAAGTGAGAACAGTCATTAAGGACGGCGAACCGTGGCTTGTAGGAAAAGATGTTGCGGAATGCCTTGGATATTCTAAGCCAAGAAATGCGATTAACGCTCATGTTGACAACGAAGATAAGGCACTCGCCCCGATTCAGGGCGGGTGTTCTACGGGTACTCAGAATACGATGATAATTAACGAAAGCGGACTTTACAGTCTGGTACTTTCAAGCAAGCTTCCGAGAGCCAAAGAATTCAGGCGTTGGGTCACAGCCACGATTTTACCAACTTTGAGGAGAACAGGCGGCTACGTCAGCAACGAAGAAATGTTTATAGAAAACTACCTCCCGTTTCTCGACGAGCCGTACCGTGACCTGTTCCGAATTCAAATGACGATCATAGGAAAGCTGAACGAGCGTATCCGTCACGATCAGCCACTGGTGGAGTTTGCAAATCAGGTGTCAAATACCGATAATCTTATCGACATGAACGCAATGGCAAAGCTTGCGAGAGCAGAAAATATCCCCGTCGGCAGAAACAAGCTTTACGGCTGGCTGAAAGGAAAAGGTGTGCTTATGGCAAACAATCTGCCGTATCAGGCTTTTATCGACCGCGGATATTTTTCCGTAAAGGAGTCGGTGTTTGAAACTGCGACTATGACAAAGACTTATCAGCAGACGTTTGTTACGGGCAGGGGGCAGCAGTTCGTCATAAATTTGCTGAAGAAATATTATGGGAAGGAGGTTTTGCAATAATGGAGATAATAAGTGTTTCTTTACACGATCTGAGAAAAATGAATAACAGCGAGGCTCTTATCCTGCAAGGCTGCGGCGGTGACCTTAAAGAATGGGTTGACGGCATAAACGATATGCTGACCGAAATCGGAATATTGCAGAATGAAAGTCGATTTGAAAAGGCGTATAGCTTTCATAATGAGGATCTTACCTGTTTGCTGTTTCCGTTTGATGACGTTCAGCTTGATATCGGTAAGCTTGCAATGTGGAGATTGCATACACACGAGCAGTTCGGAGGTACATGGCTTTCCGATTATGTTCCGAACAGACTTGGCGGTTTTGTTTCGGAAAAAGAACAAAAACAGAATGAAGATTGCAGTCCTATGGAAGAAACCGAAGATTTAGGAATGGAGATGATGTAATGGTGTATTTATTCACAGGAATGATAATCGGAGGGATTATCGGACTGACGGTCGGCAGCCTTGCTGCGGCTTTTAAGGCAGCTGAAAAAGAGATCGCACGTCTGGACAAGGAGGTAAGTGATGCACACAAACAGAATTAAAGCTAAAGTGGACTTCAAGTTTTGTCTCGGCAGTATTCCTGCAATGCTGAGAGCCACAAAGCCCGTACTTTCGGAAAGGCAGTACAAGGAATTGTGCAACGAGGTCAATAAAGCCAACGGCTATCTTGACCAGAAAAGAATAATTTTCAGCTACGTCGATCCGATCATCAAGGGTTGAAAACAGCGTAAAATCAAATATTTAAGCGTAAAATCTAATATTTAATTAAGTCGTTTTGCCAATGACAGAAAACTTCTGTAATTAGCAAAGCGACTTTCTTTCTGTCATTGGCATACGGCAGAAAGGGAAAACATGAATAGTTTTATGTCATGGGTGGGAGGGAAAAAAGCTCTCAGGGACGACGTGCTTGCTCGCTTTCCTCCTTACTATGAACGATATATCGAGGTTTTCGGAGGTGCAGGCTGGGTTTTATTCCATAAACCGCCCGGTATGGATTTTGAGGTATACAACGATTTTAACGGAAATCTTGCAAATCTTTATCGCTGTGTCAGGGATAACCCGAATAAGCTGAAGTACAAGCTTCGTTATGTCCTCGATTCTCGTGAAGATTTCGACTGGATTGCTAGTCTTCATAAGCGAGGTCTGTTCAGCAGATTTCGTGATGTTGACAGGGCGGCGAAGTTTTATCAGCTTATCCGTTACAGCTACGCAAGTGGACTTGACAGCTTCGGCAGTCAGCCGCATTCAATATGGTCGGATTTCCCGATGATAGACTTGGCAGCAAGGAGATTGCAGAAGGTAGTAGTTGAGAATAAAGACTTTGAAAAACTGATACGGCAGTACGACCGCCCTGTCAGCTTTTTTTATTGCGATCCACCGTACTTTGCAACCGAAAACTACTACAAAGACGTTGGTTTTAAAACCAAGGATCATATTAGGCTCAGGGATTCGCTAATGGATATCAAGGGCAAGTTTCTTGTTTCCTACAATGACTGTCCAGAAATCCGTGAGATATGGGATAAGCCTAATATTCACATTGAGGAGATCAGCAGACTGAATAATCTGGCGCAGAGATACGACGGCGGCTGTCAGTATGCGGAGCTGCTCATATCCAATTACGATACAAGCGAGAGATTACAGGCGGTTCGCCAGCTTTCGCTGTTTGACGATGAAACAGACAATTTGGAGGTATAATTTTATGAGAAAGATTATTTTTGCACAGGTACTCACAACCAACGGAACTACCGTATTTTCGGGGCTTTTTGATGAAAACGAAAATCCCGTAAGCGTGGAAACGGAGTGCGATGATAGCGGAGTGACGCTTACGATATGGCGCAATGCTCCTGAAACAGAACGCCGTGACTGCGGTATCTCGGAGGAAGAAATAGAGCGAACATGTTCAATGTATGATGACTGTAACGAGTGTCCACTGTGGGATTATTGCAATGAAGATGAGGAGGTTTTGTAA